GGTACAACTTTTACGTTGTCTCGACCATTTTTTCTGTTTTTAACCATAGTTAACTCCTTAAGTTATGATTTATACCTTTTTCTTCGGAAAGTTTCTACCGAAATCGTGAATTTTACTTGCATCAGACATCTGTTGCTTTGCTAAAGATACACCAGCACGCAATCCAGCTAATTCTTCGTTCTGTTGAAGTTTTGCATCTTGATTTTGTTGGTTCATTAGAGCTTTCATCATGTCTAAATCTAATCTTGACTCTGCGTTTTCGTTTTTTTCTTGATCTGCTCTTGCTTTAAGGTCTAATTCTCTAGATTTTAGTTTTAATAATGGATCTCCACCTGCATCACCAGTAATTTTGTCCTCTTCTTTTGCATAATCAATCATCATTTCAGCAATTAACTTAGCTTTTCGTGATTCTATCTGTGAAGTTATCTGTTGAATACGTTGTGCACCTTGCATTGCAACAGGATTTTGTTGCATCATCATCGGATTCTGCATCATTGGTCCTATTTGTTGCTGTAGCATTTGCATTTCTGCCATTTCATCTACAAATTCTAACTGAATTTGCTCTTGTGCCATGAAAGAAATGTGTTCTAAAATATTTTTTTGTAAAGCAGCCATAGCAATCGGATTATTTTGCACCATTGCAATAGACATAAAACTTAAATGTGCATCGATATGAGCTTTGTGGTCTTGTCCTGGAAACGCTTGAAAAGGTTTTCCGTTCATTGCCATAATATTTTCTAAAGCTGGGTCCATTGGCATTGGTGGAGCAGGCGGTGGTAAAATAGAATTTACGTTTTTTACACCTAATGCATCATACATTGATCTGTATGCTTGATATAAATTATGAATTTTAGGATTAGATTGCGCTAATTGTAATTGACTTTGCGCCATACTAATTCTTTGTGTTTGTGAAAATATATTTGGATCTGCAACAGGTAAAATATCTACTCTGTCATCAAAGTCTTGTACTTTAATTTCACGTCTAGCACCCGGTACATCGTAAGGATACACTGGTGGTAAATAAGTTTTAAATACTTCTGCTAATAATTTAAATTCTTGTTTAAGTCCCACATACATTCTTTTGTGTATTGCTGACATTACCCGCGATCCCCGTTCCAATAGCGCCACTGTAGTACCCACTGCAGCCTGTTGGTTCATGTCGCCAACTTGCATATCAGCGATGGCCGCGAAACGTTGACCTGCATTTACAACTATACCCATCAATTGTAATAAAGTTGCATCAGGTCCTTTGAAAGGTAAAGTCATAAACTGATCTCTGATGTTTCCACCAGGAGCATCTACGTCTCTAAACTCTCCAGGTTGTAAAGGTTGTGCATCATCTCTAACTCTTATACCTCTAGATTTAAATCCGGCTGGTAAATTAGCCAAGGTTCCCGCATCCAATAATTGTCTAAGAGCTGCAGTTGCAGTTCTTGTTAATCCACCGATCATGTGGATTAAACCAAAACCATAAAATCCTGTGCCAGGTAAAAATTTAAATTGCACAAAATAATTTGTTTTTCTTTTTAATGGGTCATCTGGTTTATAATTTCTTCTAATGGATAAAACTTTGCTGCCTGCTTGTGCAACAGTTATAACGTAAGGTAGTTTAATTCCTGTAGGTTCACCATCACCACCCGTATCTTCGTAACCTTCTAGATCTAAGTTTGTATGTATTTCATATAAAGTGTATTGATCCTCTTGACCATCTTTAGCAATTCCTTCTAATTCTAATTTTTTATCTTGTAATTGATTTGTTGTTACAGGAGGTGTTCCTAATTCTACATCTCTGTAAAAACCAGACACCTGTTGTTTTCTTAATTCGTTTTCAGATATTTTAATTACGTGAATTATAGACTCTGCATCTTCTAAACTATTTGCAGAGTATGGAACAATTAAATCTTCTGCTGGTACAAATTTAGACACGGCTCTACCTAAGAGGGAGTCGTAATATACTTTTTTAAAGGTAGAGCCGCTAAGAGGGAGATAAAAAAGCATCTGATCAAACTCAGGTTCGTATTCCTTCATTTGATCCATGATTTGATAATTCATAAAATCTTTAACACGCTTTGCTTGTTCTTCACGTGGAACGTCAGCTGTTCCCATTATTTGCGTTCGTACTGGTCCATCAGCTGGGAGTAACTCTTTATAAGCTTGCGCTTGAAATTGCGTAACTGCTTCCGCAAGAACAGGGTGATTGACACCAGAAGCGTTTCTAAATGGTTCCGTTCGTCTTTCATATTTAAATCCTAAAAGTTCTAATCCGTTTCTATAAGTTTCTTCCCAATCACCTCGAGACTCTTTGTACTCGTTGTATTGGTCAACCATTTTAGCACCAAGTGGTTCTAAAACATCTTCACCTAAAAAGTCTGCAAGATTTTCGTAATGGTCTTGACCACCTTCGTCTGCAACTGCTCTTGGATCAAAAGCAATTTCAGCACCACCTTCTTCATCCATGGTAACTTCAATGTTACCTTGTTGATTTTTCTTTTCGATAATTTCATCTCGTTCTTGAATTAATTCTTCTTGTTTTGGAACTTTAACAACTGTTTCGGTAATATTTGTATTTGGAAGTGGTTTGTCTATTGTAGCCATCTATTAGGTTCCCTCTTTATTAAATAGTTTGTAGATGAATCCCTCTCCATCTTTGTATTTTTCATACTGATCATATGCAGTCATAGCCGTACTTATTGCAAGTCCCGGTAAACCTGCGAACCTACTTATACCTCTAATTGTAGCAGGATTCAATCCTAATCTCAATACCTTCTTCAAACCATCACCTTCTGCAATACCTGCAGCTTTTGTTAGGGGTTCCATAGTTGCAAGACCTAACCAGTTTAATGGGTTGCTTGCAATCTCTGCTGTACCTTTGCCTTGTTTTACTTGTTGGCCTATAAAGTATGAGTCTATTAATGCTGTAGGTAATGGAGCTCCAACAGCTGCCATAGTTCTACCTACGTTAGCTAAAACACTTTTGTTAGTTGCAGGTTTTAATGGTGTTTCTCCTGCTTTTACTTCTATTGGATTATCAGCTGCATATTTTTTAATATCAGCTTGTGATGCAATATCTTCGTTTGGAGTTACAAATGCACCGATGTCATTATTCCATCTTATGTTTGTTTCTTTAAATGTATCTTTAAGAATTGCATCATCAGGTCTTGGTAATTCAGATGCTTTTATGACAGCACCACTTTTTAATAAACCATCTAAAGTTTTTGCTGTGTTTTTTAAATTATTTAATCTAGGAGAGTCTGCATCCATATTAGCAATAATGTTAGAAGCTTTTTCTGGATCTTGAGTTAATGCTCTTTTACAATCTCCTGGTAGCCCTCCATTAGCTAAAAAGTTACAAACTTTTAATTTATCTGCTTCTGATAAATTTTCTGCTTTTTCTAATAATAACTTTTCAAAATTTTTTGCTCTTGCTTTTACAATTCTTTTAATATTTTTTCTTTCTTCAGGAGAATAGTCTTTGTATTTTTTATCTCCCAAATCTGCAAAAGTTCTAGAAGTATCATCTACACCTTCTTTAATTTGTTGTAATCTTAAAACTGTACCATTCTCATCATAAACTGGTTCATACCTAATATAACCAATTGCATTTTTTAAACTTGTGGGTAGTTTTGCTTTGCCTCTATCAACTAAAGAAGCTGATTTTGCATTTAATTCATTTAATTTTTCCACAGCGCCTTTTTTAGAAAAATCTAAATCTGCTATTTCATCAGCTATGTCATTTAATTGTAAATTAAATCCACCTAATCTTTCATTAAATTTTTTAGAAAGTAGCATTGTATCTTTAGGACTTAATTCTGCTAAACCACCTATGGGAAAAATATGATGAAAATTCATATCAGCTGTGCCTGATATTTGAAAACCTTGAGAATTAAAAATTCTATTCTGTCTTTTTTTAGCTTTTAAACTTTTTTCACCTTCAGGTATTCTTGGTCTTCCTGCTTCTTCAACTTTACCAAAAGTTAATTTTTCTTTGTCTAATCTTTTTTTACTAATTTTACCTTCATATTTTTTTAATATCTCTTTACGAGACATTGTTTTTGCGTCTTCTTTAATTTCATCTATTACACTTGGGTCAAAACCATATTGATTAATACCTTGTGAAGCTGTTCTTAAAACACCTGGAGCGTTTTCTTTAATATATCTATTAATGGTATCTTTACTAAATTTATATTTATCAGCTAGTTTTACTGTAGAAGCACCTTTTTTATATTCTTCAATTATTAATTTTCCAACATCATCGGTAATTAAATTTCTTTTGATACCTGTTGCTGGTGTATCTGAATAAACTGTTCCAAATCTATTTGTTCTTGGGTATTTAAATATTTCTGTTTTAACTGGACTTGTAGCCACTATCGCCTCCTAGTGAACATCGTAGCGAGGCCGCCGTCAGCTAATCCATAAACTCCACCTTGACCAATTCCTTTATCAGTTCTTCGACTAGCGGTTCTAGAAACATTTTGTGCTGTGGTTGTGGGTTGATAACCACCGCCAGCTTCGGATGCAGCTTGTAACTGCGCTCCAATTTTTGATCTTCTTTCATTTTCTATTCTAGCTAATTCAGCAGCTTCTGCTATTTTTCTAGCTTCCTCTGCTTTTCTTATAGCTTCGGCCGTAGCTGCATTTTGTGTTCCAATAGTTGTTTGTTGTCTTCTAAATAAATTCATAGGATTAAAGTCTGATAATTTTTTACCTGTAAAAGTTCCAGCAATCTGTCCTTCTTTATAAGGTAGTCCTGTAAATTGTGTTTCGTCTATTGGACCAAGTCCTAAAGCCTCTGCTATTGCTACAATACCAGGTTTAACATTTAAACCAGCGTGATTAATATTTTTACCTTCAAGAGTTTGATAGTTTCCTGTGTTAACATTTAGATATCCTGTAACCTCTGTAGGTTTAAAAGAACCCGTCATCGGTGCACCAGGTGCTGCGTTTCTATCTATTGTGTAAACATCTTTTACAAAAGTTCTTTCTGTTGTTGGATCTAAGTTTCCAAACTTACCAAAGCCTGTTCTATTATCATCACCACCACGTCCACCTGTTTGTATTTGTTGATTAATAATTCCTGTAACCTGTTCTGGTTGTGTTGTCGTTTCGCTGCCCGCGGGTTTGTATAAACCTCTCGCTGATAGCGCGTCGGCTATTTCTTGATCTGTAAAACCATAACTGTTCATCGAGTTATAGATCTGTAATGCTTGGCCCTCTAATGCCGGACCGCCCATAAAAAAATTTTTTCTAGGTTCTTTCTCTGTAAATAAAACTTCTATACCAATCGATCCGCCGTTCGCTTTCGACTCAAACTCTCTACGTCTTCGTTCTATGTATTGTGTTAATGTTTCGTCTGGTCCAACGTCTGCACCTAATTCAAAATCATCTATTAATTGGCCGTATTCTTCTGATGTCATCAGTAGTATTCCTTATCTATTCGCGGTAATGGTTCCTCTCTATAATCGTCAGGTAGTCTTACAAATCCTCCCTGTCTAAAACGCATCAACGCTTGTGTTGTACTGTCCACCAAATCATCATGGTCTCCATAAGGAAATGATGCACATTCTTCTATCACCTCTTCTGCGAATTTTTCATCGGGCGCCCAGATCATCCCTGACTCAAACATCGGCGAGACAGAGCTAACTCGAGCGTACTTATCTTGACCTTTACTCGGTGTGAAGTTTATAACAGGTATGCCCACTTTTCGCAACTCGTATGTGAGTGGTAGACCGCTGGCTTTTGCTTCTATGATAACGGTATCAGGATTCCAATAGTTATATTGTTCCAACGCTTCTTTACGAAGTTCTGGAAACTCTAATCTTTCTTTGAATGCATCAAGTAATATTAAATGTGCAGGACTATCTTCATCCGGATAAAATACACCCCATGTAGTTATGGCAGAATAATCTGCAGATTCTTTTTTAGAAAATGCTGTATCGTAAGATTGTATAACGTGTTCTAGTTTTGGTATTCGATCATCTTCCCAGGTATTCCACTACTCACGTTTAATGATACTGCCCTCTTCTGATGTAGGGTTTTGCATCCACTGCGCGTTCCATTTAGGAAGACTCAAAGATGCTTTCACTCCCTCTAATTCTTGTAACTTCCAATACTGAGGCCATACAGGTTTACCTGATGGCATGATTGCAGGAAACTCAATCAAGTGCCATTTATCTGCTTTGATATGTTTTTGTGAATTAATTAGTGCACCAGTTAAATCTTTTAAA